TGACAGTCTCCTTTATTTCTTTGAGTATCTTTTCTTTTGTTTCTTGTAATGTATCACTTACTTTGTTTATCTCGACACGATTGTCAAAATCTTTTGTTTCAATATTCTCAGAAATATCTTGAACTTCACGATTTATTCGATCTCGTATGGCTTGAAGATGATCATCAACCTTTACGAAGTCATCATCAATGACACTAAATGTTTTACCAATCCATGAAAAATCAGGAACCTCGTTTACCTCATTGACCCACTTTGGAAACTTTGGTATTTCAGATCTGACTTGATCAATCTGTTGACATATTGCTTTTATTTCTTCGTCATAGTATTTGACAACGGGAATATTAATTAAATCCTCTTGAAGATTACCGATACGATCTTCAATAGATGCAACTTGATCATCATAATATTTTGGTTCTGGTAACTCTTTTATTTCTTCCTTTACATAATCTATCTGTTGACAGACAGCTTCTATATCTTTGTCATAATGTCTGACCTCTGGTATTCCTTCTATCCTTTCAAGTATTGATTTAAGTTCTTCATCATAATATTTTATTTCTGGTATCTCTGGTATATCTTTTCTTACGTCACTTATCAGACGTATTATCTCTGTTAAATCTTGTGTCTCCTCGATGGAACAAGGGCCAGTATCAATTGCGGTATTACCTGCTCCAACAGAACTGAAATCATAATCAGCAGAGTCGGCATTAATTAAATCTGCTATCTCTTCCTCAGGCCTTGGTGGTTCGATAAAATCATCCACTGAAGGCAACTTTTCTTCAATTATAAGGTCGTCTATTGATGGAAGATTTTTTGGATCTACAATAAAATCTTCATAAGACGGTAATTTTTCCGACATTTTATGAGTAAAATATTACTTCGGGATTCCTCTCCCTGATTTATTTATTCTCTTTATTAAGTCCAGACTTCAATATCTTTGATAACTCTGATGTTGATCCTACAAACAATGCATTATTAACTGTTGATGGGCCTTTTGCTTCCTCTTCTTTATTAACATCTTTTAATTTTTTCTGAAGATCCATCAACTTATCGGTTGCATCAGAAACGCTTTTTATTAACTGACCAGCAACTTCATATGCTCTTGGCATTTCACTATCTTGTGCTAATTCTAATATTCCGTTTATCGCCTCTTGTCCTTTCTCTATGATACTGTATAAATTACCTCTTGTATATTCGTAATCTTTTTGAATATGATCATCATTTGCTTTGACTTCCTTCTTTTGAACTTCTGATACTTCTGCAGGAACTATATCTGTTTCTACGTTGAATGTATCATTCAGGTCGTCAAATTTTGATGTTTTCATGTAATAGTACCACTAAATCCAAAGTCATCACCCATCGGAATGACAGCACTATCAACACCCTCTCCATCTGAAGTATTAGTGTAATCAATGCCTTTGATGTCTGTTCCTCTAACGTGTGATGTAGCGAGTGTAGAGTCTTTTCCTCTCTCAACAGTAATTTTACTGGTTGATGCGGATATAGATTTAACTAACATCTCTTCATTATCTATAACAATATAGAATTCATCTTTAATACCTGTAGTGCTATCAACCTCGAATGTCCTTGTTGTTGCATCAATATCTTCTGCAAGATTTGTGACAATATCACCAGTATAATCCTTGATAGCTCTTGGTTTGATAGAGTATGTAACATCTCTTTCTGTGCTCTTTGAACCACCAGCAAGATAACGAACAGATACAGATTTGACAATATCTGAGGTTGCAGATGACACAGGGCCAAATAGATAAGTCTTTGCGGTAAATCTTAGTGTGTAATATAAAACTCTTCTTGAGGTAAAGTCACCTTCGTATTCATCTTGAAAAGAAACGTTTTCTAATACAACAGGTATATCTCTTTTTTCATTTATTGCTGATACAAGATTTACAGTTAAATTATATGATGGTTGAAAGAATGGTAATATTTGTTCGACAATTTGTAGAGCATCGTCATTTAGTTTGCACATCACATTAAGTTCAAACTGCATATTATATGGGACAGGCATGAAAACCTTTTTAGTGCTTGTATCACTATCAGGATCTTTAACTGTGATTTGTTGTGTTGTTGTTACCTTTCTTGACGGGTCATATGTCAAACCCATAAATTCAAATGACATTCTTGGCAATGTCATTGCAACTGATTTATTTAAATTAGGAGACTGTTCTAATCTTGCTAGAAACTTTCCGATAGGCCCATATGCCAATGGAACTTTCGTAACTGAAAGATTTCCATCAGAATCCGCATGCTTAATAGAAATATCATTAAACAATGTACCAAAAGAAATTATTGTCTTTCTAAATATTTCGTTGTAAAAATACTCAAACATTTTTATACCTATACCAAGTTATTTATGGTTGACCGAAGGGATTACCTTCTGAGAAGTCTAATATTGAATCTGCTTCAGTTTCAAAGTTATCGTTATCACCAAATCCATCATCAAAATTAGTTAGATCAATAAGTCTTATCATATGAACTGCACCAGATGTTCCACCAGTTACTGTCTCTTTCTGTATGAATATTCCTTCTACATTTGATATCTTAAGTTCACTTGTGACACTGTTCCAATCTCTTACTCTTGCAGTTGCACCACTTGTTCCACCAGTTATGACTTCATTAAACTGGAAGTTACCAACTGCATCACTAGCTGCTGGAGAAGCAATTGCAATGGTTGGTACGACTGTATAACCAGCACCAGCATTTGTGATATGGATAGCACTAATTGTTCCTGCTGTAGATACGATTGCAGTCGCAGCAGCAGACACTGTTGATAATCCTGTAAATGTGATTGTTGGTGTAGTTGTATATCCAGAACCACCACCTGTTATAGTTACGATACCGATTGTTCCGTTTGCCATTCCTGCAGTTGCAGCAGCACCCACACCATCACCAAATATTTGAATATCAGGGCCTGTAGTATATCCTGATCCGGGATTTACTAGATTGATACTTTGCACAACACTTGCCACTTGATTTCCGGGATCAGCAGCACCTGTGCAAACCACAATACCACCACGAAGATTTGCAGTTGCAATACCTGTTACACCACCTGTCGGTGCCGATGATATAGCAACTCTTGGAGCGAATGTATAATTACGTCCACGATTTGTGATATCAATAAATTGAATACCACCGTTTATAACAGTTGTTTCTGCTGTTGCCTGAACTGCCGATCCAACTAAAGTTAATACTTGTGTTCCACCAATGATAAAGTCTTCACCATCTGTGCCTTCTGTTGCTGCGAGTGTATCGTCGATTGCATCAATACCAGTATCAATGACTTCATCCTCATACTGGAAGAGTTCACAACGAAGTGTATATACGTATGTCTTCTTTAATTGATAGAATGGTTGCTCATGCTCAACATATTTAATTTCAAACAGTCGATCACCAAGTGGAAAATAGATTAAATCTCCCTCTTTTGGTCGAGTTGATAATCTGACATCTGCCTCATTTTTCATTAGAGGTGAGATATAAGTTTCAAACCTATCTCTTGATATAGTAAGTGTTAATTCATTTGTAGCCTGAATACCAAACTTAGATAGTAGTGTTGGATTTTCTCCATATCCATCAAATGATTCTACATATGCCTCAATCGGATATGCATCATCAAATTTTGATTCAATGACTTCTTTGATTATTGTATTACTATTTGCATATTTTCTTGGCATATAATGAACATTCACTCCATACATCTGAAGTTGTTCATTAATTAAAGATTGAACTAAATTTTGTTCGCTAGTCGATCCTTGTTGAAAAAACGGATTGAGAACCATATCACTATCCTATAAAATCGAGTGGTGGTAACTCATAAGTATTCGACATCTGCTCTCTTATAATATCCAATTCCCTTTGTCCATCATCATATATCTGCCTACCATTTAGTTCAACACCACCCGGTAATTTGACACCCTGAAATTTAATTAAATTTTGTCCCCACTGTCTTTTCATTAAAGCTGTGAGATATCTTTTTAGAAAATAATCATTATACACACCCGTATGATCGTCAGGATCAATAATTCTAAAACAATCTATAACTAGAAAATCATCAACTGTCATTGATGCAAAGTCCATATCCATGTATAAACGATCTTGTCTTTGATTAAATCTTATTTGTTTTTCTGTTGTAAGTGCAAAGTTAATATCTTCAAGATATCTTTTTGTCATTGCATAATTTAAAATACCAGCATATCCAAGATTAAACGCAACATCATTCAAGAACAACTGATACTTGACACTAAACATATTGTTAGTAACAGTGTTTGAACCATCAAAATGAAATAGTTTATTTACACCAATCACTGAAGATGGCATCTCAAGATAATTACTATCTTCTTCAAATGTGAAAGTAGTTGATACACCAACAATAGTTGCACTTGTGGTTGTAGTTACAATACCAACTTGATCAGCTGCACCTCTTCCTCTTGCTCTATCAATATCTACTTGTCTTACTTTATATTTTAAGAATGTTTGTATAACACCATCAAAATGTCTCTCTTGAAAAAATTGAATCGCATCATCTACTAAATCAGAAACTTGTTCATCTGCAATATTAATCTCAAGCAATGGAGCACCCAATTGCCTTTTGCAATAATCTATTAATGTTGATCTACTTGATGGTTGAGCCATTTATACTATACCTCTATCAATATTTAGGGTGCAGAAGATACACCACCTCTTACAAGGATGTTTCCGTCTATAATTCTATACACTGTCGCACCAGATCCAACTAAAACATCATATACATATCTACCCGCTTTAACACTTCTAGTGTCTGTCGAACCTAAAGATACTGTTAGGCCATATCCACTTGATGCTGTCGTATCAATACCCACTGTGAAAGTTGCCACAGGAAAAGCAGTTGATCCAATCGCCGTGCTTTTTGTCATCTGAGATGATCCAGTCCATCCACTTACTGTATTGACACCTACTGAGTTTGTTGTAGAAAAATTAAATCCAGTATTTGCCGTGTCAACAACATTAAAAGTTGCGCTGAAATCAGCACCAACATTCATAATTAAATCGCATGGATATGCGACTCCTGCCTCTGGATCGAATGTAATTTTTTTAGTTGCCATTTACCAAACTCCTTAACATATCTTTGATTTCAGTAATTTCATCCCTAAGAGTTGATATATCTCTTTCAAGATTATCAACTTTATTTTTTTGACTTTTTTTAAGTTTA